AGAAAACTTCAGCAAATTGCAAAGCAGGTAGAAAAGACTTTTGGAAATATAAATAAGTTAAAGATAAATATAAAAACAGATCCAGCACAAAAAGCATTAGAAAAGTTAAATCAACAAATAACACTTGGTAATGAAAAAATAAATGCTTTTTTTAAAGGAGGTAGAGGTTCTCAATTTGGTAAATCAATAGCAACAATCAGAGAAGAAGTTGGTTTTGTTAGAAAAGCATTTGATGATGCTACAAATGCAGTTGAAAGACAAAGGGCTGCTACTGCTTTATTAGCAGGAAACTTTAAAGCACTAAGAGTTGAATCTGCTGCTTTTGCAAAAGCTAGTGGTGCAGATCCAAAATTAACGATAGGAAGTGTTAGTGCAAGATTAAAAGAAATAGAAGCGTTCCCTAGAACAGTGCTTGCTGGTAATGAAGCAATGGCAATGCTCAAGCGTATGCAAGAGATGACTATTGTTGGTTCAAAAGAATTTTTAGATATAAGTAGAGCAATAGGAAGGCAGTTAGGAATAAATGCAAATATTCAAAGTCAGGCAGCAAGAGCATATAAGCCATTTACAAGCACTACTGCTTTTGTTAGTCAAGAACAGATAAGTGCTTTAGGAGGTGCAACTCTTGTACCACCAAGTAGAAGATTACCACAAGCAGGTCAAACAAGTAGTCAGTTTATGACTCCTACAACTCAACAGGTAAAAAGGGCAAAACAACTTACTAGAGAATCTGAAAAGGTATTACAAAAGGAGAAACAACGTACAAATGAAATTAAAAAACAACAATCAATAGAGTCTAAAAGAAGAAAAGAAGCATTTAGGAGATTAGATAATATTCGTAGAATCAGAAGAGGAAGAAGGCAAGAACAATTCTTAGGTGCAGGTTTCCCTTTGCTATTTGGTGGAGGACCAGGAGCAGTTGGCGGTAGTATTTTAGGTTCTGCATTAGCACCTAAAGGAATGGGTTTTGGTGCTCAAATACTTGGTAGTGCTTTAGGCACAGTATTAGAACGAAATCTACAAACAGTTCAAGCTATTGGTAATGCTGCTAGAAATATAAATTTAGATGCTTTAGAAGAATCAGGTATAAGAGTTAATAGAGAATTATCATTGACAATTAAATTATTAAAACAACAAGGAAAAATAGACGAAGCCAGAAAGAAAGTACAGCAAGAGGTATTTAGACAGACAGGTGCAGTTCCAGGAGCATCTGAAGATTTAGCTGGCTCTATAAATGTATTAGTTAGTCAGTTTGATAGATTTAAGGCTTTAGCAGCAACAGCTTTAGGAATAATCAGTATTCCTTTGCAAGTTGCTTTAATGGCAATTTTAAAACTCGTTAATGAAATTTTATTTGTATTCAATGCGATAGCTACCAGTATTGGTTTTTTATTAAAAGAATTAGTCAAATTGTTGAGTTTTATTCCTGGAGCAAAAACTATATTAAAAGGTATAGAAGATTTTGTAGATAGTACTAATAAAGGACTTGTAAATGCGACTAAAACTATTGATGATTTTATGGCTACTAGCCAAGCAGAAATAGATTTTATTAAAAGAAAAATGGAAATTGGAACACAAGCAGCAGAAAGAGAAAAAATGATAAATGACTTAGTAGTTAAAGGTTTAATAGATAAAAATACACAAGCTGAAGAGTACGAAAAAATTGTTAAACGTGTAGATGCACTTCTCGCAGCAAGAAGAGAAGAGCAATATTTACAAAAATTAGACAATTTATATCAAAGCATAGGTCGATCAGTAGAAGATGGTTTGGTAAATGCTATTCAAGGTGCAATAGATGGTACTAAAACTCTTGGTGATGTTGCTCGTAGTGTATTCCGTGAAATTCAAACATCACTAATACGATTTGGTGTAAATACATTTTTAACAAGTCTATTTCCAGGTTCTAGTTTTTTTAGAGCTAATGGTGGTCCTGTTAGTGCAGGTAAAAGATATATTGTTGGAGAACGTGGGCCAGAAATGTTTGTTCCAAATGCAGGTGGCCGTATAGTTTCTAATGCTAATATGGGTGGCTCAACTAATGTAGTGGTTAACGTAGATGCTTCTGGTTCTAATGTTCAAGGAGATCGACAAACTGGTAAAGAACTTGGTGCTGTGTTATCAGTAGCTATACAGGCAGAATTATTAAAACAAAAACGACCTGGAGGTTTACTCGCATAATGGCTACTTTCCCTTCGATAAAACCTAGTTATGGACAGCAAAAAAGTTCTGCACCATTAACTCGTACTATTCGTTTTGCTGATGGCTATGAACATAGAATATTGTTTGGATTAGCTCAACATCAGAATCCTAAAGTTTTTGATTTTACTTTTGATGTCTCAGAAACAGATGCAGATACAATAGAAACTTTTTTAGATGCCCGTGCAAATGATAGTGATAGTTTTACTTTTACCCCACCAGGAGAAAGTTCATCTTCTGAGTTTGTTTGCGAATCATGGAGCAAGTCGATACCATTTAACAATAGAGCTACAATTCAAGCAACTTTTAGAGAAGTATTTGAACCAGCATCCTAATGTCAGTAAATTCAGCAGTATTTAGTAATTTACAATCTATCAATCCATCAGCAATTATTGAATTATTTACTCTTCAGTTATCTACTGCTTTACATGGTGCAAATACAATATATAGATTTCATGCTGGTAGTAATTTAAATGCTAATGGTCAAATAGTGTGGGATGGTAATGCTTATCTTAGATTTCCTATACAAGCCACAGGTTTTGCTTTTCAAAAAGGTCAATTACCTAGACCAATGATTACTATTAGTAATGCTACAGGATTAATTTCATCCATTCTTTTAAGTGTAAATGAAACTACAACTGGTAATGATTTAACAGGAGCTACAGTTACAAGAATTAGAACATTAGCTAAATTTATTGATGCTGTTAATTTTGCTGATGGAACAAATGCAACTGCTGATCCTACAGCCGAGTTTCCGAGAGAGGTTTATTCGATAGATCGTAAATCAGGAGAAAATAGAGAAGTTGTAGAATTTGAACTTGCTGCTCCTACTGATCTTGCTGGTGTAAGGATTCCTAAACGTCAATGCACTCGTTCAGTATTTCCTAGTATCGGTACTTTTGTTCAATGAGTTGGAAATATAAAGCACTACTTCACGCTAAACGAGAAGATCCGAAAGAATCTTGTGGCTTGTTGTTAAATATAAAAGGTAAGGAAAGATATTATCCTTGTCGTAATCTTTCAATGACAGATCATCAATGTTTTATTATCGACCCAGAGGATTATGTAAAGGCAGATAATACAGGAGAGATAGTAGGTGTAGTTCATAGTCACCCCATCACCCCACCTAATCCTAGTCAAGCAGATAAAATTAGTTGTGAAGATAGTAATTTACCTTGGTATATTGTTAATCCAAAAACAGAACAATGGGCATATTTAGAGCCATGTGGGTATAAGCCACCTTTATTAGGCCGTCAATGGGTTTGGGGTATAACTGATTGTTGGAGTTTAGTTAGAGATTGGTATAAAGAAGAAAAGAATATTGAACTAAAAGATTGGGATAGACCTACGACACCAGAAGAGTTTTTACATAATCCTTTGTTTGAAAGTTGTGCATGGCGAACAGGTTTTAGAGAATTAAGACCTGATGAAAAGTTAGAAGATGGAGATGTTTTGCTTATGAGTATTCTTCATCCAACTTTAAATCATGTGGCATTATTTTTTAAGGGTGATGTTATTCATCATTTAACCGATAGACTATCTTGTAGAGAGCCTTACTCTGAATGGCTGTTAAAATGTACAGGAAAGAGGTATCGCTATGCTTCGTAAAGTAAAGCTGTATGGACAATTAGCAGAATTTATCGGACATAAAGAGTTCGAGGTAAAAGTTAGTAATGTAAGTCAAGCAGTTAGTTTTTTAATACATAATTTCCCAAATGTAGAATCTTATATGAGTCCTAAATATTATCAAGTAAAGGTTGGTAATTATGATATTGAAGAACATGAAATAACTTATCCTGTTGGTCAACAAGATATACATTTTATTCCTGTCATTAGTGGTGCTGGTGGTGGTACAGGCAAGTTTTTATTAGGTGCTGCTTTGATTGGTGCTTCGTTCTTTTTTCCTGGTGCTGGTTTATTTGGAACTACAAGTTTTTTAGGTTCAAGTGCAGGAGTAGTTGGTATTTCAACTCCTGGAGCACTTTTCGCAACAAAATTAGGTACAGCTATTAGTGCGATTGGTGCAGCCCTTGTCTTGCAAGGTGTATCTGAAATGTTATTTCCTTTACCAGAGCCACAAAAGTTTAATTCAGAAGAAGATCCACAATTATCTTTTAACTTTAATGGAGTGCAAAATACTTCAAGGGCTGGTACTCCCGTTCCAATAGTTTATGGTGAAATAATTACAGGAAGTGTTGTAATAAGTGCAGCAGTTGACACTAATCAGGTAGAAGCATGACAGAGCAGATTAAATTTATTAAAGGTTCTATGGGAGGCCCACCAAAACCACCCCCACCTCCTTATCGTGCTCCTGATACTTTACATAGTAGAAGTTTTGCTACTGTTCAAGATCTAATATCTGAAGGTGAAATAGAAGGTTTTGCAAGTGCATCAAAAGAAGGTCTTACAAAAGGCACAACTGCATATGACAACGCAAGTTTGAAAGATGTATTTCTTGATGACACTCCAATACTAAATTCAACAGCTACAAGTGCTAGTCCTGCTGATACTGATTTTAATTTTCAAGATGTAACTTTTAAATCAAAGTTTGGAACTTCAAACCAAACTGCAATGAGTGGTATTCCTGCTGAAAGTAGATCACCTACTGGTGTTGGAGTTACTGTAACCACCTCTGCTCCTGTTACCAGACAAGTTACTAATACTGATGTAGATGCAATTATTGTCACTTTAACTTGGCCTCAAATACAGGTAGCTGAAGATGACGGAGATATTCGAGGAGATACTGTCGAATATAAAATACAGGTTCAATATAATTCTGGTGGATATACAGATGTTATTAGCACTTCTGTTAGTGGTAGAACAGCAGATGCCTATGCTAGAGATCACAGGATAAATGTTACTGGTGCTTTTCCTGTTGATGTAAGAGTGGTTCGAGTTACAGCAGATAGTACAGATGCAGCAAGAGTTAATGCTTTTCAATTTACTAGCCTTCAAGAAGTTATAGATAATAGCTCAACTTATGCTAATAGTGCTTACGTTGCTCTTCGTTTAGATAGTAAACAGTTTAATCGTATTCCTACAAGAAAATATCGTATTAGAGGAGTGAAGGTAAGAATACCAGGAGCAGGTGCTTCCAGTTCTGGTACTCCCACTGTTGACAATGCAACTGGCAGAATAGTTTATCCAAGTGGTTATATATTTAATGGAGTTATGGGTGCTGCTGTTTATACCAACTGTCCTGCGATGTGCTTACTTGATTTACTTACAAATACAAGGTATGGATTAGGAGATCATGTTACTGACAGTAATTTAGATTTGTTTAGTTTCGTAGCTGCCAGTAAATATGCAAATGAAGAAGTAGATGACGGAACAGGATCAGGTACAAAAGAAGCTAGATTTAGTTGTAATGTAAATATTCAAAGCCCTAAAGAGGCATTTGCAGCAATAAATGATTTAGCTGGTGTTATGAGATGTATGCCAATATGGTCTGCTGGTAGTGTAACTATATCTCAAGACAAACCAACTACATCAAGCTATTTATTTAATTTAGCCAATGTAGGTGAAACAGGTTTTACTTATCAAGGCAGTAGTTTGAAACAACGTCATTCTGTTGTTTCCGTTAGCTACTTCAATATGGATTCAAAAGAAGTGGATTTTGAGGTTGTAGAAGATAGCACCGCTATAAGTAAGCTAGGCACAATCGTTAAGCAAGTGAAAGCATTTGCGTGTACTTCTCGTAATCAAGCTGCAAGATTGGGTCGTGCAATTCTTTTTGCTGAACAAAATGAAAGTGAAACTGTTACTTTTCAAACTTCAATAGATGCTGGAATTATTGTAAGACCTGGTTCTGTTATTGAGATAAACGATCCAGTAAGAGCAGGAGCTAGAAGAGGTGGTCGTGTAATATCTGCAACAACTACTGAAATAACTATAGATGCCAGAGAGCAAACAAGTTTACCTGACCCAAATGATAATCCGACTATAAGTGTAATTCTGCCTGATGGAACAGTCGAAGTAGGAGTCATATCTAACATGGCAGATGCAATTATTACTGTAAATAGTGTTACAAAACCTGATGGTACAACTGCTTCTGCATTTACTTCCGCACCAAATGTAAATGCACCCTATCTAATATCTAGTACAACACTGCAAACTCAATTATTTAGAGTAATTCAAGTAGAAGAACAAGATGATATTAACTATGTAATTACGGCTTTGTCTTATGTAGAAGGTAAATATGCGTTTATTGAAGATGGAACTGCTTTGCCTACAAGGACAATATCAATATTAAATGCTCCTGCATCTCCTCCTAGTAACTTAACAGTTACAGAAAAAACAGTTGTTATCAACAGTATTGCCAGAAGTAAACTTATTGTTGATTGGCAACCTGTAATTGGCGTTACTCAATATCTTGTTAATTACAAAGTCGAAAATGGTAATTATGTTTCTCAAACTGTATTTAGTAGTGATTTTGAACTTTTAGATACTGTAAAAGCAACTTATACAATTCAAGTATTTTCATATAATGCTTTAGGAGAAATATCTGCAAACCCGACTGAAACTACGTTTACGGCTAAAGGTAAAACTGCTATTCCTGGTAACGTGCAGAATTTAACTATTGAGCCAATAAGCGAGCAGTTTGTAAGGCTTCGATTTAAACAAGCTACTGCTATTGATGTATTACATGGTGGTCGAGTATATGTTAGGCACTCTAATCAAACTGGAAATAATGCAACCTTTCAATCTTCTCAAGATATAATTGAAGCCGTAGCTGGTAATGCTACAGAGGTTATAGCTCCTGCTCTTCCAGGAACTTACCTTTTAAAATTTCAAGATGATGGAGGTAGATTTAGTGCTGTTGAGGCAAAAACAACTCTTTCACTTGTTAACCTTTTAGATTCTGTTGTTGTAGAAACTGATAGAGAAGATACAGATGGAACTCCTTTTAATGGAACTAAATCAAATGTTGTATATGATTCTTCTATCGGTGGATTAAAACTTACAGATCCAACGGCAAATGCTACTGGTACTTATGATTTTGTAGATACTCTTGATCTTGGTAATACATTTTCTTTAACACTTAAAAGACATTTTCAAGGAGAAGGTTTTTATGTTGGAGACCAATTTGATAATAGAACAGACAACATAGATACTTGGACAGATTTTGATGGATCAGTTGCTAATGAAGCTAATGCAAAGATAGCTGTACGAACCACAACAGATGATCCAAGTGGATCACCTACTTATACAGATTTTAATGATTTTGCTAATGGTACTTTTAGAGCTAGAGGATTTCAATTTAGAATTACATTAGAAACAAGTGATACTGCACAAAATATGAATTTACAGCAAGGAGGATATACAGCAACAATGCAATCAAGAACTGAGCAATCATCTGTTATAGCGTCTGGAGCAGGAGCAAAAGCAGTTACATTTACATCACCATTTTTTGTTGGAACGTCTGCACTCGGCAATCTAAATAGTTTTTTACCAGCAGTTACTATATCGGCACAGAATATGGCAACAGGAGATTATTTTGAACTTAGTAGTATATCTGGAACTGGCTTTACAGTTCACTTTAAAAACTCAAGTAATGCTAGTATTGATAGGAACTTTACCTACAGTGCTGTTGGTTTCGGCAAAGGAGGTTAACATGGAGAAAAATAGTATTTAATTGTGGCTGACGTAACTAATTACACAATCGAAAATGCCTCTGGAGCAAATGTAAGAACTGATCTTAATAATGTTTTTGCTGCTATCCAATCAAGCAATTCAAAGTCATCTGACTTAGCTTCAAGTCAATGTGTAGCTGGTATGCCATTTTTGAATACCACTACAAATATTTTAAAAATAAGAAACTCAAGTAATGGTGGATTCACTGAGATAGGAAATATAGATACAGCAAATTTAGGTTTACTTCCTGTCGCTGGCGGTACAATGACAGGAGTTTTAAAAATTGACGATTCTAGTAGTGCCTCCACTCCTGCACTAAGTTTTGATACAGATACAGATACAGGATTATTTAGAAGGGCTGCAAACAAAATTGGATTAAGTACAGGTGGTACTGAGCAGATGTTTTTTGATGAAAATGGAATAACTTTGTTATTACAAAATGATCTTAGATTTTCTGATTCTGATAGTTCAAATTTTATTGCTTTAAAAGCACCAACAACTGTTTCAAGTAATGTCACTCTTACCTTACCAGCTACAGATACACCAGTTGCAGGATACGCTTTAGTGTCCGATGGATCGGGAACATTAAGTTGGGGTGTAGCTGGAGGTGCAAGCCAGGGAGTATTTTGGGAAAACAATCAAACTATTACGAGTGATTACACAATCACAAATGGTAAAAATGCTGGCAGCTTTGGTCCAATTACTATACAATCAGGAGTAACAGTCACAGTTGGGTCTGGTGAAACCTGGACAGTTGTTTAAATTATGAGCCAATTAAAAGTTGACAGTATAGTTCCTAGAGGTGGTTTACCATCTGGAGCTAATGGTGGAATTATTCAAACAGTTCAAACAGTTAAATCAGATGTAACATCACAATCTGGTAGTAGCTCTAGTACCTTTTATGACATTTCTGGCATGAGTGCCACTATAACTCCGCAATCAAGTTCAAACAAAATAATGATAGTTGTTACTTGTGTACTAGGAGCATCAGCTACAGGTAGAAATAATCTTTTAAGACTTGTAAGAGGGTCAACTGTAATATCTGCTGGAACAAGTGGTTCACAAGTCAATGGTTATTGTTTTTGGCGAATTACTAATAATAGTTGCTTTGCCTATAGTAATACTCATCATTTTTTAGATTCTCCATCAACTACAAGTGCAACAACTTATAAAGTACAGTGGAGTATTGAAGGCCAAGGAGGAGGAAGTACAACTGGCTACTTAAACAGAAGAGGTTGCGATCAAAGTTATGGATTAGTTTCAAGTGTTACTCTTTATGAGGTTTCAGCATGAGTTTAGATCACGAAGCAATTTATAAAGCATATGAAGGAACGGTAGTTTCTATTGATGATTCTACTGGTGCTTTTGATGCAAGCGGTAAGTCTGTTTCTCTTGACCAAAGCAAAATAGACGCTGCAAGAACTACTTTAGACGCTGAAGCTGCTGCTATTAAATATAAAAGTGATAGAACAGATAATGGCTCTACAATTTATGCTTCTTTTGGAGATCAACTTGATATGTTGTATCACGATTTGGTTGCTGGTAAACTAGATGCAACTGGAACGTGGGCAACCCACATCAAAGCCGTTAAAGACGCAAATCCAAAACCATGAGTACATTATCAGTAGGTACAATTAAAAGTGCATCTTCCGCACCACCAGTATTTCAGAATAGTTCTGGCACAGAAATTGGTCAGTTAGCTTTTGCTTATGCAAACATAGAGACATCTGGTACTGCGTCTATAGCTCAATCATTTAATATTAGTAGTGTTACTGAGCTTAACGGAGATCATTATAGAATAGTTTTTTCTAGGTCTGCTGCAAATGCTAATTATGCACTAGCTTGTGATATACAAGTAGAAATGAATCACTTTACAAAAGATCATACATCATCACAATTTGATTTTAGGACAGGTGGTCAGTTAAGTGACCAAAATTTTAGTTTTATAGTTTTTGGAGATTAATAATGTCAACACTTAAAGTCAACACAATTCAAAATACAAGCGGTGGTGCAAGCTCAACCCCAGAACAAATAGAACAAGGAAGGGCAAAACTTTGGATACAATTTGACGGAACAGGAACAGTATCTATTAGAGATAGTTTTAATGTCTCTAGTCTTGTAGATGTAGATAGTGGCGAATATACTATTAATTTTTCAATTACCTTTGCAAATAGAAATTATTGCCCTGTGGTTGGTTCTTATAATACAAACAATAGTGATGGTAGTTGGACTTCACAATATGCTGATGGTACTGCCTTCGATTCGGCAACAACTGATATTACGACAAATAAATGTAAATTTGTTAGCTATAATTATCAAGGTTCTAGACAAGATAACGTAGCTATTTGTATTGCTATTTTTGGTGATGTATAAATTTTAGGATATACTGAAAAAAAAACTTATGGCTAATTCTGATTATCGTTTAATTTACACTAGAGATGATGGAGGTATTTCGATTGTAATACCTTCAGATAACTGCGGTCTAACTTTAGAGCAAATTAAAGATAAAGATTGCCCTAGTGGTAAGACAGTTTATACTGTTAATAAATCTGCAATTCCTACAGATAGGAGTTTCAGAAATGCTTGGACTTATACGGAGTAAAAAATGGGATTTGGGATTGATATGGCAAAAGCCAGAGAAATTCATAAAACAAAAATCAGAGAAGCAAGAGCACCGAAACTTGCAGAACTTGATGTTGAATTTCAAAAAGCACTAGAAACAGGTGCTAGTACAACTGATATTGTTGCTAAAAAGCAAGCATTAAGAGATGCTCCTGCTGATGCTGGTATAGCTGCTGCTAGTGACGCAGATGCACTTAAAGCACAATGGAATACAACTATTCTTGGTGACTCTCCCTATAGCTAATGGCAATTATTCCAGGAAAGAAGAACTTTACTGTAGATAGAAGAGCAGACTTTCCTATTAAGCTAACATTTAAAGATTCTACTGGATCAGCAATAAATTTAACTGGATACACTGTAGCTGCACAAGTTTATGACGAATCACGTTCCACAAAATATGCAGATTGGGCTATAACATATACAGATAGAACTAACGGAATTATTGATATGAACTTAGCTGATACTGATACAGCAAATTTTACTCCAAACGTTTTATTTTATGACGTATTGTTAACAGAACCAGGTGGTAGCAAAAACTATTATTTAGAGGGTAAACTATTTATAAGTGAGGGTTACACAGCATGAGCAGTCCTAATCGAGTTACCGTCAGTCAAGTTTCTGATGTTGTAACAGTTGAATTGACCACGGCTGGACCTCAAGGTCCTGCTGCTGCTGGCTTTACCTTTGATGGATCTGGCAAGGTAAATGATTCTATTGTTTACTATGATTCAAGTTCTGATACATTTAAAGCAGACAACACTACTACCAAACTTACACTTGTTGATGGAGGAAACTTCTGATGGCTAACACGATTAGAATTAAAAGATCTACAGGATCATCTGCACCAGGCAGTCTAGAAAATGCTGAATTAGCTTTTGCTGAAGGCAGTAAAAAGCTATTTGTGGGAGTGGGCACAGGGGGGTCGGGAGGTTCCGCTACGACTATTGAAGCGATTGGCGGTTCTGGTAGTTTTGCTGATTTGTTTACGAGTAGAACACAAAATACATTTTTAGCTGCACCAAATGGTAGTAATGGTGCTGCAACATTCAGAGCTATGGTAGCTGCTGATGTACCTTCGTTAGCTCATACAAAAATAAGTGATTTTGATACAGGTGTACAGGCAAATAGATTAGATCAGATGGCTGCACCAACAGGTTCAGTTTCATTAAATAGCCAAACGATAACTAACGTAGCTGACCCCGTAAATGCTCAAGATGCTGCGACAAAAGGTTTTGTAGAGGCTACTTCACAAGGTTTAGATGTAAAAGATTCTTGCGTAGCAGCTACTACAGGAAACATTACAATATCTACTGCACTAAACAATGGAGACACAATAGACGGTGTAACTCTTTCAACTAATGATCGTGTTCTTGTAAAAGATCAATCTACTGCATCTCAGAATGGTATTTATGTTGTTGGATCATCACCAGCTAGAGCAGATGATTTAGCTGCTGGTGCAGACGCAGCAGGAATGTTCACTTTCGTAGAACAGGGAACTGTAAATGCGGATAACGGTTTCGTTTGTACCAGCAATAAAGGATCAGCAGTTGTTGGAACAAATAATCTAACTTATGCTCAGTTCTCTGGTGCTGGTCAGATAACAGCAGGAGATGGTCTAGATAAATCAGGTAATACACTTTCTATTGATTTGAAAGCTAATGGTGGACTTGTTATTGAATCTACTGAAATTGCTGTAGATCTTGCTGCTAGTTCTATAACAGGAACACTTGCGATTGGCGATGGTGGAACGGGTGCTACAAGTGCAAGTGCAGCTAGAACAGCTTTAGGTTTAGCTATTGGAACGAATGTCCAAGCCTACGATGCAGACTTAGATGCCTTATCTGGTTGTCAATCTGGTGCAGCAGCAGCTTTAGCAGCTTTGACCTCAACTGAAGTGGCTATTCTTGACGGAGCTACAGTAAGCACTGCTGAGTTGAACATTATGGATGGTGACACATCTGCAACTTCTACAACTTTGGCAGCAGCAGATCGTGTCGTACTAAATGATGCTGGAACGATGAAACAGGTTGCATTATCTGACCTAGTTACATTTTTAGAAGATGAAAGTGCATCTAGTTTCAACATAGATGGTGGATCTTATTAAAAATAGCTATTAGGAGGCAAGGCCAATGGCTAACGAAATTAAACTAAAAAGAGGCTCTGGTAGCGATCCAAGTGCTAGTGATTTAGTTGTCGGTGAAATTGCAATTAGAACAGATACAGGTAAATTATTTACAAAAAAAGATGATAATTCTGTAGCTGAAATATCAGGCGGTGGTATAGATGATGGCGATAAAGGCGATATTACAGTATCAAGCTCTGGTGCAACTTTTACTATAGATAATGACGTAGTAACTTTTGCAAAGATGCAAAATATTACTCATAATTCTTTTTTAGCTAGAAATTCAAGCGGAACAGGCGATATACAACAGTTAAGCGTATCAGATGTACTTACAATGCTTAACGTAGAAAGTGGAGCTACTGGAGACCAAACTAAATCAGAAATAGACGCACTTGGTATTGCAGCTTCTACCGCAGCGACACTAGCTACAGCTAGAAATATTGGTGGTGTAAGTTTTAATGGCTCTGCAAATATAGATTTACCAGGTGTAAATACCTCTGGAGATCAAGACACCTCTGGAAATGCAGCCACAGCAACAAAATTGGCTACAGCAAGGACTATAGCGGGTGTTTCTTTTGATGGTTCTGCAAACATTTCTTTAAACAATAATGCGATAACAAATGGTGCAGGGTATATAACTGCAACACTAACCAACGAACAAGTACAGGATATTGTTGGTGCAATGGTTTCTGGCAATACAGAATCAGGAATATCGGTTACATATCAAGACAGTGATGGTACGTTAGATTTTTCTGTTACCTCTCAAACTGATAATAATTTTACAACTACACTTAAAAACAAATTAGATGGCATTGCTGCGGGAGCTACAAATGTTACTAACAACAACCAGCTTACGAATGGTGCTGGATACTTAACATCAGTAAGTACATCTGATATAGCAGATAACGCTGTAAACTTAAACAAATTATCAGATCTTGATAATGGAAGGATTTTAGCCAGAGTCTCTAGTGGTTCTGGAAATCCAGAAGCTGCTACTGCTGCACAAATAAGAACATTACTTAATGTAGCTGATGGAGCTACTGCTGGTGGTGGTGCTACGGGTGGTGGATCTGATGAAGTATTTTATGAAAATGACCAAACTGTAACTACGAACTATACTATTACTAACGGCAAAAATGCTATGGCTGCTGGTCCTATTACGATAAACAGTGGTGTTACTGTTACTGTTGGATCGGGAGAAACTCTTACTATCGTTTAATTTATGAAACCAATTATTGAAAAACAGTTAGTTCAATGGAAAGAAGAACTAGCAAAACACGTTGAGACTAGAAATCAAGCACAAAAAGTATTAGAAGATGAAACAAAAACTATTTTACTGATTGAGGGTGGGATACAGGCGAAGGAGATGTTGTTGAAGAAGATCGAGCAAGAATCCCTGCCAACAGGTACAGTGGAGCTAACCCAAGAATCAAAGCCAAAGTCATCAAAGTAATTGGCACACTAAGTTTTAGAAGGATTTCTTTAATCATGTTTCAAAAAATTGCTAATGTATTGAGTATCATCTCATTTGTAATGGTAGCTTCTATGAGTGGTGGAGCGTATTTAGGTTACAAGTATGTAACTTCAGAACAATTCAAATCAAGAGTTATGAATGAAATTCTTGGTAATGTGCAAGGTATGATGCCAAAAATATTAGATAATGGTTTACCTAAAATGACAGGTCCATCTATGCCTATCATCAAATGAATTGCTGGCATTGCGAAACAGAACTAATTTGGGGTGGCGATCATGATATGGATGGCGAAGATTATCCAGTAATGTCTGGAGAATATAGTATGGTAACTAATCTTTCCTGTCCTAAATGTCATTCTTTTGTAGAAGTTTATTTACCAAGAGATGCCTACGATTGATATACCTGATATAAATATTCCAGATATTTATATTCCAAACGTACCAGAACCATATAATCCTCATTACATTAATGCAGCTAAAGCACCTGAAATTGATGTTCCTGGTTGTACCTATCAACATCGAGATATAAAAAATACTGGTAATCGTAATTTATTATTGGAAGATCCAAATGGTGTATTTACAACGTGCGACTTTCCGTTTCCTAGTTTTATACCTCTTGACTATACACCTGAGAATCTTGTCATTACAGAAGAAGCACCTATCAATAATGAACCACCGCCCTTACCAGAAACAGAACAGCCAGATATTCCTCCATTACCTGACCCTCCCCCACCAGATTTTCCTCCCTGCCCTGACAAAAATGACCAGAGAATAGGAGATTTTCGTAACGATAAAAAGTTAGAACGTGTTATTGGACATGAAAGAGGGCAAGATGGTAGTGAGTGTATAACTCTTTATGAAGCAGTTGAGTGGAAAGAACAATACATTCCGTCTGCTCCTCAGTTTGTTGGGGTCTTTAGCCTTGCTTTGGTTGGTGCTTCTGCACCATTGGTACTTCAGCTTGTACGACCTTTAGTAAAACAAGTCGTTACTAAGCTAACTAAAAAGAAAAAGTAACATTGTTACGGAACGAAAACAAAGTTAAAGTGACGTTACTTTCGTGCTAGAGTAACAGGGCAATCAATAATTTCATTCTCATGAAACATAAATTTCAAAACCAAACTGAATACATACTTGAAAAAGATGACAGATTCTATTTTTATTTCGATCAATTTGACAAGGAAATCACTATGGCCTTCCATAACTCTAGAAATGACGTAACAGAATACAAAATGTCTGCTGACAAGTTTCTTAAATCATTACAGCTATCTATTGAAGATTTTGATGAAACTGAATTAGAAGTAATGAAAACAACTGCTGCTGTCTTATTTGGTCAAATCAAAAAGATCGAAAGCAAAATTGAACAAAAAGTTACTGTTTAATTATGAAAACAAATTTACTTATTAATAATCTGGTTAAAATTGAAAGAAACCAAGATTATTCAGATGTCAAAATTAGTATTGAAACTATAGACAAAAAAAAAGCCTTAGAGTATCTAGATAAGAATTTCAAATTTAATAGAACTATTACAAGAAAATCTATTGAAAATTATGCCAATCAAATGAGGAATGGAGATTGGGTCTTATCTTGGGATGCTATAGCTTTTAATACAAAAGGCGAACTTATTAATGGTCAACATCGTTTAAGTGGTCTTGTCGAGGCTAATGCAAACTGTGAATTTTTTGTTATTAGAGATTTACCTCATAAAACGGCACAATATTCTGATAATGGTAGAAAACGAACTCAATCAGAACGTATTACTATTGCTGGCACTCCCATGCACTCAAAATCTTGTAGTGCTATAAAAAATGCTTTTACAGATTTTAAAGGTAAAGGATTAGGTCAAGCCTTGTATGCCCATACACGATTTGATGCTGATATTGCAAAAATTTATAAAAGACATAGTAAGTTTTTTGAACTTCTAGAAGATAGAGGTTATGTCAAAAACAAGCAAGCTACTGTATTTTTAATTTCAGCAGCCTTTAAAATTTTCTTGGAACTTACAACTCCAGAACATAAACATAGTTGGGAAGATGCTTTTAACAGAGCTACATTCTTTATGCAGCTTGTTTATCATGGTTATTCAGACGAATACATGATAGATAATGAAACTGATTT